ATGTCGTTCATATACTGCTGGAGCTTAGAAAAGCTGTCTTCCGTCAGCGTGCCTCCCTTAATCATAATAAGAAGGGGGGTATGCCGGCCTTCCTCGAAATACCGGTTATTCAGATTCTCGGCTTTACGGCTTCCGTCTACTCCGAGTACCTGGCCTATCCAGCGTACTTCCCCGTATGTCTCCGTACCGATAGCAAACTCAAGAATTTCATTTGCCTGCTTATCAAGGTCCAGCGTCTCGCCGTCTTTCAGGTAATCGCCGGTAGCTTTATTCATTATACGCGGGTCGCCGATTTCTTTAAAGTAAACGACCTTGCCGCTGATTTCCTGCTTATACTTACAGAATTTACGCGGCCGCTTTTCAATACGGGGCGTATAAATTTTGGTGCCGGGTTCCGAGACATTAGCCGGGATTTTAGGCTTGCGCCGCGACCGAGGACGTTTTTCCATATCTGTCCAAAAGGTATACTCTATTTCAATGTAGGGTTCAAGCGGCGTAGTCTTGCGGATTGATGGCGTATCCTTAATAAATTCAACCCCCGTAACCTCGCCGGCAAGATTACGCATAACCTCGATATATGATACGCCGTAAGTCTCTCGTGCCTCGATAGCGTCCTCAAATATTTCCTTCGTGTCCATATCCATATTAAGGAGCTCGATTATTTCCTCGGCGCGCGTAAATTCATCTATCATCTCTAGCGTTTCCTCGGGATAATCCTCTTTATAACGGACGCCGATACCGAAGCCGGCTATATTGTTCTTGTAGGCCCTGATGCATTGCGGCAGTATGGAAGATTGCGACACCATCACCTTTAAGCCGCGTTGATCTACGGACGGGGTAGCCCAAATTGAGGCATTGCTTTGTCCCGATACCTGTGTTGGTTTATCGGCCTTAGTTATCGGCGCCGTAGCCGCTTTAATAATATGCGTCGCTATGCGCCCCATTTTATTGCCCATTGTTTGGCTTTCCTCCTTCCTATAAAGAGCCGTTCGACCGGTCAGCGTTCCTGGACGCGACGTTTTCAGTCGAACATTTTCCTTGCTTTCGTGCGTACCGCACATTATTTCTTTATCCGTACCGGTAAACATAGCAAGAGAATGCAGTCTGCTTCATCAGGTGACGCACCGCCTAAGTTGCCGATACCGTTAACGCGCTTCTTGTATTCCTCCTTGCTTTCTACCTTTATTTTGCTATTCGAGGTCAACTCGTATTTTCTGGTAGATAACTGGCCGATAAGGTCGTCGTCGTCCGGTAAGATAAGTTCAACCGGCTTTTCGGTCCCGTCCTCGTCATGCGGCATAAGCAGCTTTTTAACAATGCCCATCATATAGGACGTGCTGTCATGATAGTGCTTATGCTTTATCCGGGCTCCAAAATTAACAGGGAATATCTCAAGCCAGCGAAAACGCTCGGGGTCATGCTTTTTAATCTGCCTAAGCCTGTCAACCACTCCGCCCCCGAGTCCGCCGTCGTCAACCTTCACCGGGATTTTTTCGGTATAGCCGTATTGCTCAATCAGGCTTTCGCCAAGCATAATAATATCGTCGGCCGTTTTCATAAGGTCTTGCCCGTTCCGCTTTTTCAGTGGGAAAACACGCTCGTCAACCTTATACCCGATAATCGTCTTGTCGTTGCCAAAACGTGCGACGTCGCAGCCGATATGTATGCTGTCTGGCTTCTTACGTTTAACCGGCTCCGTCATAGTGGCCTTAGCTACAAGGTGCAGCGGGATAAAGACGTCGTTGTCCTGCTTCGGAAATTCGCCCGCTACGCGGACGCGAAAGACATCGCTGTCTAAACCGTACATATTGATAATCTTCTCGACAAACGCCTTATCAACTCGCGAGGACTTACGGCCGTCAATATGATGTGAGGCATAAGACGCACGGTTTTTATGGTGGCTGTCGTAAAAGAATCCGCTTAGCTGCGTCGGGTTTCCGCACATTAAAAGCTTAGCGCCGGGAGTGGAGAGCGCGCCGAGTACCGGCTCAAATATCCGGTCACTTACGCCGGACGCTTCATCTATAATATAGAGAACGTTATCGGCATGGAAGCCTTGCAAGGCGTCCGGCTTAGTCGCGGTACGTGCAACCGCAAACCATTCTTCGGGATAACCTTTAAGATAGATTTTCTCACGAGTCCATACAAACTCTTGCTCAAGCGCCGGATTATGCCGCAGCCATTTACTTATCTCGGCCCAAAGTATATCAAATAACTGGTGCTGTGTCGGAGCGGTGCACGGGATTTTAGGAAACGGCCGAGTCGCCATAAACCATATAGCCGTCCAGGCTTCGACCGCACTTTTACCGACGCCGTGCCCTGACCGTACGCTCGTCATGGAATTATCCGCGACCGATTGAAGGACTGCTGCCTGCTCGGCGTCCGGCGTCACATGTAGAATATCCTCTACAAAGTAAACCGGCCGGTCAGCGTAATATAAAATAGCGTCGGAGCTTATCATTTCTCGTCAGCCTCCTTCCGCTTCGCATAGGCGTCCATAATCGTATCGGCCAAAGAAGTAGCCTTACCTTTATCGCCGTTTCCGTCAAGGTAGCCGAGGTATTTACCAAGAAGCTCCATAGCCTTCAGCTTGTCATACGTCTTAACCTCCATGCCTGCCGAACCCGACTTTATACTCGATATGGCCGAACGCTTTTCAACCGGGAGCTTTTCGGTTGCCTTGAATTTGACAGACTGAAAAAGGCCGTCGCTTTCAGACTCTACGACTTCCGCAAAATCCGAGCCGTTCGCAAACGCGATAGCAGCGAGCTCCTGTATGATTCTTTCCTGTGAGATTTCAAGCTTATCCCGTATTTTCTCCTGCCTTGCCTGAATTTCGGCTTGGATTTGAGGTTTTTTAAGGTTTTCCGCCCCAATCCACGGGGCAGTTTTTTTGGAATACCCGGCTCTAATTGCAGCTTGGGCGGCGTTTAAGTCAACCAGATATTCAGTTATAAAGAGCTTTTGCTTATCTGTTAACTTAGCCACAATCACCGCCTCCCTTGTATAATCACTGCCGATAATTAACATAAGTCAAGCGCCAGCCGGGATAACCCTAACCAGCGCTCAGCTTCTAAAGTTTGATATTGAAATGCTCTTGCATTCCAAAATCTCATTTTATATAATATCGCAATAGCTACGTGAATTAGAGCGCTTTCGACGAAATTTCTTTTAAAGCTCTTTTATGTAGCGTCATGGTCCAGCGGAAAGTAATATTAAGCCGCACCGCGATTTCCTCCCATTTAAGATAGTTGAGATACCGTAATTCAAGTAAAGTCTTATGTGTCGGGTCATCTACAAGCTCCTGAATCGCAAACCCGATTTCCCGTTGTGTCTCGACAAGCTCCCAAATCTCGTCTTTAAGTTCGTTTTGAAGGTCAACGATGTTACATACGCTTGTTTCAACGAGCTTTGACGGCCCCGAGCCTCCTGATGGCATGTCGTTAATCGGAGCTGTGATGGATTCGGCGAGTTGACGCCAAGACTCAATACGTTCACGTTTCGCCGTGATACGCTCATTGGTCCGATACGCCCGATTCAAAAATGCTTTCGGGTCCCTGGATATATTCGTTAATTGTTTTTTTGCCAGTCTCACGCTGCAAGTACCTCCTTTATTCTCGCCCTCAATGCTTCTATTAAAGCTTCCTGCGTTTGCTCTTTTCCGGCCAGTACGACATTAAGAATATATGAGTCGAGAGTGCCGGCCGTTAGGATATGATGAATCAACACCGTTTCATTTTGCCCCATACGGTGGAGCCTCTTATTTGCCTGCTGGTACAGCTCCAGGCTCCAAGTCAGGTTATACCAAATTGCTATGTGACCGCCGAATTGAAGATTAAGCCCATGCCCCGCGCTTGCCGGGTGTGCCAGCAATATAGGAATATCCCCGTCATTCCATTTTGCGACCGCAGTATCCTCTTTCACGTCAACAGCCTGCGGGAATCGGGCGAGTATTTTATTGCGTTCATGCTTATAGGCATAAAAGACTAAAACCGGCTGGCCGTTAGCCTCCTCGATCAACTGCTCAAGCTTATTAAGTTTTTCATCATGAAAATCCTTAACGCCGCCATTTTCGTCATATACAGAGCCACCGCTTAACTGCAAGAGCTTATTTGTCAATATGCCCGCCGTGCCCGCGTCGATATCGCCATCGGAGAATGGCAGCAGCATATCGCGCTCAAGCTGCCGGTATTGCTCCATAACCTTTAACGGCAATTCCACCTCATGCTGAATAGTTAGCCGCTCGGGAAGCTGTAAATAATCCGAGGTTTTCATGCTTATACAAACGCCGTCAAGCCGCTTGTAAATTTCCTCCTCGGCTCCGTCCTTTATCTTCCATGAAAAAATCGTCGTCGCGTTCCGCTTGTCGGGAAGAAAATACTTCTCACGGTATCCGGTTATCGTTTTGCCTAAAGCCTTCCCCTCGTCAAGTAAATAGACCTGCGCCCATAAATCAAGCAGGCCGTTCGGCGACGGGGTGCCGGTTAAACCGACGATTCGCTTTATATACTTACGGACTTTTTTCAATTCCCTGAAACGAATCGCTTTACTTGATTTAAACGACGAAAGCTCGTCAATCACAACCATATCGAAAGGCCAGCGCTTGCGGTATAAGTTCACAAGCCACGGAACGTTCTCGCGGTTAATGATATAAATTTCGGCATCAGCAGAAAGAGCGGCCGCCCGTTCCTTTTCTGTGCCGATTACTAAAGAAGCCTTTAAGCCTTTGAGGTTATCCCACTTCTTTAATTCGACCGGCCATGTTTCTTTAGCCGGCTTCAATGGCGCTATAACCAGTACCTTAACGACGTCAAAATAATCCCGCGCTAGTTTTTCTATTGCCGACAAGGTTATCGCCGTTTTGCCCATGCCCATATCTAAAAAGAGGCCGGCCTCTGGATTTTCTAAAATAAACTGCTCTGCGTAATCCTGATAATAATAAGGCTCATATCTCATAACCTAAACTCCTTAATCTGAAAAGTAATTCCTGCTTATCGCTTATCCTCCATACTTCAAAGCCAAAGGACCGTAATAAATCGGCCATTTTTCTTTGCCTCGGACTCAAACCGTCTTTTTCGCCAGGCCGCTTCACCTCGATAAATACGACACGCGCCCCAGGAAATAAACAAATGCGGTCAGGCACCCCCAGACAACCGGGGCTTACCCACTTAAAAGCTCGGCCGCCGCATAATTTTATGCATTTACATACGGTTTTCTCGAATGAACTTTCTAACATAAAAGCACCTCCTGAAATTAGTAAAAGTAGCACTTGTAGCAGATTTTCGCTTCCCTATAACATAAATGTTGTTTAGATAGGATTTGAGAGGGTAAAATAAGTCATTTCTTCTCTAAATTCTCATTTTTATATACTCTATATAGAATAAGTGCTACATCTGCTACAAAGTGAGAAAAAGCCTTATTTTACTTGACTTTTTTGAGCAGCACTTTGTGTAGCACTTCATTTTGGAGTGCTACAAGTGCTACTTTTCCCGAGTAGCACTTGTAGCAGAGTAGCACTTCGCTTTTATGGAGTGCTACATCCTTATCAAGGGCTTTTTCCTCAATCCAGCTCCTCATAAATACGCATAAAAGCGCGCTGTCGGCCGTATAACTTTCCGCAATCGGCGGAGCTCCGGCTTTTCCAGCCTGGCAGCCTTCTCAATATTCCGTTAAGCTCCCGAGCCTGCGCCTGCGTAAAAGTTTTCGGGTCGCCCTTAAAAAGCTCTTGCCAAATTTCTATCGCGCAAACCCGGTCTCTCTGCATCGTCCCTTTTTCCTCACTTCCGAAGCCGCCGCTTAAGTACATAAGCCTGTTTTCAAGGTCCCGGTTTTCCCAGTCAGGAGGCAATAAAGTTTCAAGGTACTTCTCTATCAAGCCTTGTTTGCCGTTAAGCTCCGTATGCTCCGCTTGTACCTGCTTCGCCAGAGCCTCGGCTACTTCGCTAAGGTGCCATGATTCGCCCGCTTGATAGCGCACGACGATTTCCGCCCATATCTGGTCCACGATTTCGTCGGTCAGTCCGTCCGCCAATTCTCGTCCTTTATCCGTAACGGCCACGGGCCAGAAACGGCGGCCGCCTGTCGGGTCTCTTAAAAATTCGTCGTCGTTCGTACTTCCGAAAAAAGCGCATTGCCTCGGGTGCTCCTGCGTGCGGCGAGCATACGCCGCGCGATAGCTGTCCGACTGTTTGGAAACAAACTGCTTTATTTGCTCAAGGTCGGCCTTACGGGTAGCAGCCATTTCGCCCATTTCTATAATCCAGTAGCCTTGTAGCTGTTCGTACGCGTCCTTACCCGTTAAGGTATAAAGCGAATCTGAAAACCATTGTTTTCCGAGCTTGGCAAGCGTCGTCGATTTCCTACACCCTTGCGGACCGACGAGCGTTAATATATGGTCGTGCTTGCACCCAGGCCGCATGATACGGGCAACCGCCCCGATAAGTGCCTTACGCGTAACCTCCCGCGTATAAACGGTATCCGCTGCGTCAAGGTAGTCGATAAACAGTGTATCCGCCCGTTTCTGGCCGTCCCAAACGAGCGAATTAAGATATTCCCTTACCGGGTGCCGTTTCGTTTGCAGCATAGCAAGTTCCACGGCGTCGCGGATTTTAACGGCGCTGTCAATATCGTATTTCTTTTCAAGGTGGCGCCTGAGTCCCGCATCGTCCGAGTCGGACCAACTATCGGAAGCCCTGTGCCCAAAAGCCTGCCACGGCAAATCACCGTAAACGACCGGGCGTTCCCTAAATTCGTCATAATGATAGTTGCCTCGGAGCTCGGGGTCGTTCAGCATAATAATCAGCGCGTTATCGATAGTAGCTTCAATTTTCCCTTTTGGCGTCATAGTCAGCTTTTCCAGCCATTCGGTATCTTCGTCGTCGTCAAAAGCCGCAGCCACTTCCGAGAGCCGCCGCAAGGCTAATTCCTTTCGGACGTTCGCGTCGTCAACGGCAAGCTCCGACATGGCCGTATATGATGGCATACGGTTAACCGGCGTGCCGGGCGTAATATTGTCGTCCTGGTCTCCGAATAGATGAAGCCGTACCAGGTCGAACGAATTACACAGCCTGCCGCATATGGGGTCCGTTGCGTGATGCGAGTACGCAAATTTCCCGTTTTCGTATATTACCAGACCGGCGCTTGAGTCTGCTGGTATATAACTGTACCGGTCTTCCATGAGGCTCGGCTCGTATACTTCGGGAAGAAACAGCTCGACTGCTTCCTCAATAGGGTAAACGCGGCAAAACGCCCCGACAACGCCGGGCTTCTCAGTAGGATCCCCCTGCTTTTTCGCGAGGCGTTGCATTATTCCGGCCTTACGGCTGGATACGGGCCATTGCGTGGTATCGCGCCAGTCCGTATATTTCTTTAGCTCATCGTCTACGTTAAGCCAGGGGGCGTCGCTGATTTCGTAGCGGTAATCCGCATCAAGCGGCGTAGAAGGCCAATACATTAAACGGTGCGATTCGTAAGTGGTATCATCGCACATATCAATACCAATATCGCCCGCGACACGCCGCGAGAGAGCGGCGTATTCGTCAGGCGATACTTTACGCGAAAGAGGCATTACGAGCCTTAGCCTTTGAGAACCAGGCGTATGGCTGTGCGTGCTGTATAGCACCGCCGCGCAGCCGATGACAAGCTCGACGGTAGGCCAGGGGTCGTCACCAGGGGGAACGGAGTCAATGTCGAGCGTAAGAAGCCTGCGGTTCATAATCGCCTCAGCCTTACGGCGGCCGCCTTTTAGCGTTCCACCGACAAAACCGCCGACATCCTTAATCTCATCTTTTTTAGCCCGGGGCATTGAAATATATTCGTCTTGCGTCTCTGGAGTGCGGGTAGTCGTAGCAAGACGCGTTGCAAGCTCGGACCAAAGTATTTCTTTATTTTGCCAGTTAAGCGACCGCCGGGATTTTCCTACGGCGATAGTAACGGGTCCGTCGTGTTTAAGCGCTGTACTTGTCATAGTGCGCCCGCCCTTGTAACGACCTTTGTTATACCCGCGTTTTTAATCATTCTGTCACAAATATTACACGGCGCGGGGTCAACCTCAAGATCGGTGGTCGCAAGATACAAAGTACCGCCCTGCATATCCTTCCTTGCGGCACAGGTAATCGCGTTTTGCTCCGCGTGTACCGCGACGCATGAGCCATATTGGCTGCCGTGCCCCGCAGCGTGCGGATCAAGCGGGGTAGGGTGTTCGCGGCAATAACATTTTCCGGCGTCGCAGCAGTTAGGCTCGCCGCGTGGCGCCCCGTTATATCCAGTCGCCACGATAATATCATTATTCACGATTACGGCGCCGTACTGCCGGCGTAAACAAGTAGACCTGACGGCTATGGTTTCCGCGATTTTTAAGTAGTATTGGTCTTTGCCTATACGCATTTCTATCACCAACTTTCTAAAGCCAAAAGCCTTCTTTCTTAACTTTGGTTTTTAAGTTATTTTTAAATTGACTATCCCAATTAAAACTGTCAATTATAGCGTTAATATCATTATTGTTTTGGAGCATTATTTGTGATAAAAGTGCCGTTAAAAATTCAACAGGGACGATGCAAGCCATTGTCGTAACACAGCAATGTCCCGAATGAATATAAAGCGTACCATCTTGCTTATCATAGATAGTTAGAATATCGCCGCCATTATTTCCGCAAGTTGAGATAATCCCATTAAAACTATCCTGCTTTTTTAGTCTCTTTTTTATTAAGCGTTTATTCATGTCTTTTCACCGTCCCGTGCTTCCGAAATTGCCCGTGCCGCGTGTGTCGGACGTTTCATAAGAAAAATCAGCTATCACCACGGGCATTATAATAAGCTGTCCGATACGTTCGCCGGTTTCGATAAGGTAACTGTTCAAACCGAGATTGCTTACAATGGCATGGCACTCGCCCGTATAACCCGGGTCGATAGGGGGCACATGACAGACGATACCGCGGTTGCTTAAGCTGGTCCTCGGAAAAACGTATCCCGCATATCCGGGCGGTATCTCAATTCCGAAGCCAAGCGGAATTTTTAACACCTGCCCTGGTTTTATGAAGCAAGTCATAGAGGAAAACACGTCGGCGCCTGCATCGTTATCGTATGCCCGCCTCGGCATCCGTTCGGGCGGCGCGCCATAGTCAATCAATTTTATTTTCATTTTCAACACCTTCTTTCAAGTCCGTTTCGGAACATTTCAACGCCCCGAGAATATATGAGGCTGGCTGGCGCCTTATCTTGCGAGAGGAAATGGGGCAGCCTCGCCCGTTTCATTCATGAGCGCCAGGTCAAGCGCCAGGGATACCAGTAACGCGGCATTTACGCGCTGAAGCTCGTCGTTTTTCAAGGTACAAACAAAGTCGCCGATACGGTTCTTTGAGATTGATGTAATCTGTTCGCATAAGGCGATACTTTCTCGGTTAGTGCTCCGAATAATAACATGTGTAGGAAGGTTGGTTTTCGGTTGCGTCGTGAGATATACCACTTCAATAGTTGGGCTATAATTGTTAGCCAAATCGTTTGATACGATAATAGCCGGTCGTCCTGCGCGCTGTTCGCTGCCTTCGGTCGAATAAGCTGCAATATAATAAACATCGCCTCTATAAAATTTAGCCATTGGCAGTCACCTCCTTTAAAAGCGGATAATCGAGTCCAATGATTTCGGACGGCGTTGCTCCAAGATATAGAGAGTTATTACAACTCATTTTTCCCTCGGGGCAAACGCCTCTCATGCAAAACGGCCCGGTGTCCTCAAACACTGCCGGGCAAAACTTCTCAAACTGCTCCCAAATACGGAGCATGACGTAACGAGTTTCGTCAGTATTGCGCCGACAAGTCCGCTGGGTTATCATGTGCTTCCATTGATAGGGCGTCGCGCTGATAATAAGGATATTTCTAAGTCCCTGCGGAGCCATATATCCGGCCGCGTCGTTGTCAATACCCGAAGCGACAAAACGGTCATACGCTGCCATCACCTCATAGCATATACCAAGATACGGGTTGATAGATTGCGCACCTTTTGCTAAAATGGAATACGGGACTACGAAGTCAGCCTCGCCGGAATAATCGCTGTACTGGAGCGACGCCGACATAAACTTGACTTCGTTCTGGTGCCGGGTAATCTGCGCCAGAAAGCGCCGGCTCGCGCCAACGACCACGACGTTAATAACGCCGAACTTCTGTATTGTCGGGTGCGGGAGACTCGCCATAGCGCTGGCGGTTTCCGTTTTATAGTCCTTCTCATACAAGGCTATAAAGTCGTCCATGTTCTTTATCTGGTGGCCGCGCTGCGTTAGCCGCGCAGCGCAGACCATCATTTTTTCGGATTCAATAGCGGCCTCGGGATTGAGGACCTTAATTTCGATTTTATCCATTATCAAGCTCCTCCCCGTCATAAGCAGCGTCTGGGCCTTCGCCAAATTCTTCCGCGCATCTTTTAGAATCCGGTAAAAGGTACATGCAAGCGCTGCCTGATACAGAACATTCCCAACCGTGGTGCTCATCTGTTGGTATTGCAGCTTTACAAGCCATTATCAAAGTCCTCCTCCACTAAAGCCCGCAGCAAAAGCAGGTAGTTAATGCTGTCAGTGATTTTTTCGATCCACCGAGCCATATCAGCAGAGCCGTTCTTGCACATGCCGTTAAGGGACGCAAGGTGCTTCGAAAGCATACCCCAGAGCGCTTGCTCTGGCGTGGTATCCTGCTCAGCGGCCGCGTCCTTAAAATGGTCGAGGCGGTCGGCACTAAGCGAGTATTCTTTTCCTTTTTCCGCCAGAACGACGAGGCTATGTTCAACCTGATTATTTACGATTTCATTAAAACGGTCTATTCGCATTTGCGGTCCCCCTTAATCCTGAACTTCATTCGGCACTCCAATATCAGATATCACAACTTCGGAAAATCCATCTGAAATGACTGCCTTGCACATAGGGTTATAATACTTTCTCAAAAAATCAATTACCGGTTTGCATACCTCTTCAAATTCCTTCGATTTTTCATCCATCTTGCTTTCCCTCCTTATCTTTCCAAATATTAAATACATCAGAGTCTTTTCGTTTATGTGCCGCAACGTGTATCCCATCTTTAAATGACGTTACAAAACAATAACTTCTTCCGTCGTCGGATACCCGCCCCATTGCTATAACGGCTTCGATATAATTGAGACATTCAGTCATAGGCAAGTCGGTAGCATTGCGGATTATAATACTTTCTTTATAGTCCATAGGCTTAATCCTTTCGATAATAATCGCATTCGTAAGCGTCGGCACTAAGTGAGTATTCTTTTACTTTTTCTGCCAGAACGACAAGGCTATGTTCAACCTGATTATTCACAAAACGGTCTATCCGCATTTAGTTTCCTCCTTTCCAAGAAATAAGAAACGTGTATCAACCGGTACAGCAAGCGCAGTGCTTACGGGTGCCTGGTCCATAGCAATAACTTCCGACACGTCAAAACCAAGCTCCTTCAAATATTCCAGGCCAAGCTTAGCGTCTTTAAAAGCTTGAAGGTTTCTAAGCACATTGGAGTAATTACTATTGACTTCTCGCTCCACACTTCTCTTTGCGTCATCAATGCGCCGGCGTTCCTCGGTCGTATCTCGAAACTCGTTATCCGCCAAAGCGTTATACAAGGCATTTTCACCTTTAATAAAGTCGTACAGACGTCCATGCAAATTTTGGTAATAGCTGACCATGTTAACGCGGTTTTCCCATTTTTCCCGCCAAGCCATTAAGAGATTATCTGCCTGCTCAAGCAAAGGCTTAATTTCTGACGCAAGTGCCGCTAAACCAAGTTCAGCGTGAAGGGCCGCCGTATGATCCTCAAGGGCTTTAATATATTGCTCCGAAACGGCAAGCAGTGCGTCTTTTTGCTTGCCTTCAACCCATTTAATAAGCTGCTTTTTTGTCATAATAATCAATCCTTTCGATAATATTCACATTCGTAAGCGTCGGCCCCGAGCGGTAGCCCACGCTCCCATTCAACAGGTATCGACATAAGCGCGCCAATTTCCTTCGCCGAGCTAACGCCCTCGGGCACCTCGCAAATAACCTCGTCATGCACGTGGAAGACAACGGGGAAGCCGTTTTCCTCAAGCCTGGTAATCGCAATGGCGAGACAGTCACGAGCGACCGCCTGAACAATATTTTCAACGAGCTTCGGGCCATACGATTCAATCCGTCCCCAGTTTCCCGAGC